GATATTAATGCTAATACAGTTGCAAATATGCAAAACACAAATGCACTTCAAGCTCAAATGGCTCAATGCTGCTGCGATAATAGAGCTGGCCAAAAAGATATTGAGTTCCAGCTTGCATCAAACACTTGCGATGTTAAAAACACTATTCAAAACACAACAAGAGACATCATTGATAACCAGAACTGTGCAACAAGAAGCATTTTAGATTTCTTAGTTCAAGATAAGCTTTCTACATTACAGGCAGAAAATCAGAACTTGAAATTCGCGGCTAGTCAGTGTGCACAAAACAACTATCTTGTTAGTCAATTAAGACCAGCTCCAATACCTGCATATCAAGTAGCTAATCCATATATTGGATATGGACTTGGATATGGTTGTGAATGTGGAGCTTAATTAAAATTAAATAACTTATTGGAGGTAAAATACAAAATGGCTGAATATACAGCAAATGCGGTTCAGACAGTTGCCGCAAATCAAGATGTATTATTTACAAGCGAGCCTATTAGCGGAAATTGCTCCATTCTACACCGTAGTGGTAGTGGATTAGTTACATTGCGCGGCATTACTCGCCAAAGCCGCGCAAGATTTAAAGTAACTTTTAGTGGAAATATAGCAATTCCATCTACGGGCACAGCTGGAGCTATCTCTATATCAATTTCCGCAAATGGAGAACCTTTAGATAGCTCAACTATGATTTCTACTACATCTACTGTTGCTCAATTTAATAATGTTTCTAGCGCAGTATTTATAGATGTTCCTATTGGATGTTGCACTCAAATAGCAGTTAAAAATATTAGCACTCAGGCAATTAGTGTACAAAATGCAAATTTATTAGTAGAAAGAGTGGCATAAGGAGATAAAATATGGACAAATTAAAATATATTAAAAATACATTAATAGATACTGCAATGTTACATATGAACGATTTAAAAGCAGTCGATGCACATGAGCTAGGTGAAGTAATAGATATGATTAAAGATATAGAAGAAGCTATCTATTACTGTCATATCTCAAAAGCGATGGAAAAAGATGAAGAAGAAGTAGTTCATCATACATTACCTTATATGGTACATGAACATTATAAGGAAACAATGGAAGAAAAAGAAATGAAAAAATAACTTATATATTATAGACCTAATTGATAAAAATATCAGACCTAATTATAATATAAAAGCCAATAAGGAGAAGTAGCGCCAACTACTTCTCCTATTTTTTTATTCCCAGTTTATTTCATTACTTAATTTATTAACATATGCGTATCCTATTCCTATAGCATCTGCCTCATCATCATTAACAGTAATCCCAAAATTTTCTTTTACAAATTTTATATCCGCGGACTTCAGTGTCTCGCGCTTTACACCTCGCCCTGTATGAATACCACATGCCGCCCGCCATTCATTAGGATAGGTATATTCTATTTCTATTGTATTAAAGCGCTCATGTATTAAAAAAGCAATTGCCGCTTGAAGGTACATTAACGCCTTATGTGTTTTAATATTCTGTAAACCTTGTTCTGGTCTAACTTCCTCTAAAATAATTTTATCTACTTTTTCTTTTATTAAAATTTGCTCTAGTTCAGTAATTATTTTATTTATACGTTTTATTAAATCTGTTGATGATGCAGTAATACAACCATAATTTTCTAATTTTTGTTCGTTAAAAATTGCATATCCACTGCTCTTAGTGGAAGCATCCAAGCTTAATATTTTCATTCGCATTCCTCCTATTCTATAACTAGATTATAGCACAAAAATTTAATTTTGTCAACTTTTATTTAAATATAAAAAATAAGAGCGAATTATTTATCACTCTTATTTTTATATTTTAAAATAGGAATTTTATTTAGTTCCAGTGCTTCCAAAACCACCATTTCCACGTTCTGTATCACTTAATTTATCTGCTATAGTAAAATTAACAGGTATAAATGGCATTATAATTAATTGAGCAATTCTTTCGCCTGGTTCAATGCTCATTATTTCATCTGTATCATTATGAAGAGCAACAACATATTCTCCTCTATAATCTGAGTCACATACCAATTTGTTATCCTAAAAGCTTTTTATCCTTTAGTTCTTATAGTTTCCTATAAGTTCAGCATATCTTTTCAACTTCAACATTACTTGTTTAGTTGCTGCGGTCTCGTGGAGGGATTATATCTTTTCACCCTCTATGCGTTGCCCCTGACTATAGTTACTATAGCCTTCGGTTCGGATTGGCATATCATTTCTGATTTAGCTTTCCCGCTTAATTCCGCAGTTTATTGTCGGCGTTTAATTTATAATAAATTTACTTGTTTCTAACTTTAAATCTTCTATACATAAATCTTTTAAATGTGTATAAGGTATTCTTATTAATGGAATATTATTTTCCTTACACCATTGATTTTTTATTTTATCATGCTTTAGAGTCTCATTATAATTAAATATTGTATTTTCATCTGAAAAATGTTGCCTTCCATCATATTCAATTAAATATTTATCATTCACATAAAAATCAAAAGGTAAATAAGTTTTATCTTTACAAGTTTCAAATCGTTTTTCTCTTATAAAATTAATATTATTATCATTTAATAATTTTTCGATAGCTATATTACCATGTGAATTATTTTCACAAAATCCACAACTTTGTGTATTCCCAGATTTTAAATTATCTGATATAACTTTTATATGATTTCCGCATTTACATTTACATTCCCATTGAACAAATTTTCTATTGTTATATATTTTATCTTCAACTCGTTTTAATACTATTAATTTACCAAATTCTTGATTAGTTAAATCTTGAAAATTTATACCTCTACCTTTTTCAAGATTTTCTTTTCCTTTATGTCCGCATGAAATAGTTTTTCCATTTTTTAAAGATTGCCCTAAAATTTCTTTTTCACATCCGCAAGAGCATTTACAATTCCAATATACTCCTCCATTAGAAGCTCTTTTATTGCTTTTTGAAATAACTGTCAATTCACCAAATTTTAATCCAGTTAAATCTTTACAAGCTGACATATTTCTACCTCGCTAACTAAATATTTATTCACCGACACAGTTAGCTGGTCTAAGTCCCTTTTTAGTAGCTAAGCCACTTCTTGCAAATATAGCTCCAAAAGTATTATCTGGCAATTCAATTGAAATACCTGTATGTACTTTTACTGTAGAATGAGGTGTTATATTTATAGATTCGGTTGTTGCAGCATATAAGTCATATCCCGCAGCTTTTTCACTTCCTCTTGTTGGAACTTTAGCATTTTCATTCAATAATTTAATATTTATATTTTCCATTTTTCAGCCTCCCTCCATTTTTATCCTCCTAAAAAGCACTCCCTGATGTATCATATGAAATAGTAGTGCTTCCAATAGGCTCCTTTTCGTCGTCATGAATACGAGTAATAATTACCCTATACCATTCTTGGCATATTTCACCTTTTTGTTTTTGATATTTATATTCAGACGAGCTTTTTGTAATTTGTCCTGCACCGCTTTTTCTAGCTTCTTCGATTAAATTTTTTGCTTCTGTTTCGCTATCAACTCTGTATGTCTCTGAGGTCGAGATAAGATATTTTGCCATTTCTTTTTTCTCCTTCTATATCTTTAATTATATATTGTAAAATAATTAATAATCTTTCATTTAATTCATTTCCACTAAAGGCGCCCTCATTGCTAATTACATAAAGATTAATTTTATTATCTAAACAAAATTCTTGTTTTAACTTATCATATTCTTGTCTTTTTTGTAATTTTACATCATGTTGAAAATAACTATTTTCTTTATAATGTTGGATTCCATTAAACTCAATTAAACATTTTAAATTATGACATTTATCAAATATTACAAAATCAAATCTTAAAGGCTTGCAATCCCCTCTCAATTCTTTAAATTGATATTCTTTTTGATAATAATAATCATTATTTTCAGAAAAAAATTTTGCAATATATTGTTCGCCCATTGATTTACTACATCCACAACTTTGAGTGTCACCGTTTCTTAAATTTTTTCCACTTACAGATACAATAGAGCCACATAATTGGCACTCGCAAATCCAATGAATACATCTATCTGGAAAATTTTTTGCAGGAGTTTCATCTTGTTTAATAACCTTTAAAAAACCATAAATCTTATTAGATTCATCTTTATAATTATTACAACGTTTACCACAAGAAGTTCTTTTACCTGCACGGAGCTCGCTTCCATTAAAAATTTTTTGTTCTCCACAGGAACATTGACATAGCCACATAGTTTTTCTCATTCCAGGTTCGCGCACTGATTTTAAAACTTTCAAAGCTCCATAAACATTACCAGTTTCATCAATTATTCTTCCACCCATATTTTTACTCTAAACTATATTTATCTCAAGTGTATTTTTATCATATTTAATCATTTCAGCTTCTTTAATTTTTTTACTTAGTCCTTTATTATATTGTTTTGGACCAACTAAATCTAATTGACTTACATCATATTCTTGCATAAGAGCAAAAATAGTTTCACTTATTTCATCTATAGTTGGAGAAGCTGAATCTAATTTATTACCATCTTCATAAACATAAAAATTCTGTTTCATATCAAATGGCTTTATCATACCTATTATTTTCTTCATATTTATGCCTCACTCAATAACTCCAGTATCATAAGGAAATAAATAATAAACAAGAGCTTCATCATCTGCAGAAATCCATATTTCAAAGGCATCTTTAGCCTCAGTTAAATCGATTGAAATGACGTCCCCGCGATTATCTAAACATTCTTTTAGACCTTCCATTATTTTCTTTATTGTTATATCATCTTTATTTCCTAAATTAAATAAAGTAAAATTATATGTTTCTCTATTTAATAACATAAAATATTTATCATTTTGAGCTAAAAAGAACTGTTTAATTTCTCTTAATCTTTT